ACTGATACAGTGCCACCTGATGATGAGCAAGTGCTTATAAATCTTGGATTTCTTTCAAAAAATACATCTGATGCTGTGATTGTTGATGCAGAGAAATCAGTATTTGCAGTCGCTCCTGTACTACTTGATTCTTGAATAACAAATCCATCATTAGGATCTTTTGCGTTTGCTGCTTCTTTCGGAACTACAACACGAACAGTATATAATCTTTCATCTAATGAACGTGGATCAACAGTCCTTGAGATAAATGATACGTTACTCTTAGAACCTAATTCATTAACACCTTTAGTTGAAAATTCTGTGAAAATATCATTTGTAGTATGAGAATGTAAGAACCAGTTTTTATTGACAGTATCATACTGTATTGGTGAACCAATATCACCTGATGTTTTATCCGATACTCGACTCTCTATGAATAATTTTGTTCCTTTAAATACTGTGATTGCAACACCATTTTCTGCGTTAGTAACAGATGATGCTAACTTAATTTCTGTTGCTGATACTCTGATCGCAAAGTAAACTGTATTAGGTTCTATATTTTCTGGTAAATCACCATCATCACTGAATAATCTTACCTTTTCACCTGTTTGTATTGTATGAGTTCCAATCGTAAAGATATTAGATGTTGCAGAATTATTTTGTACGAATGAAGGACCAGATTCAACTCTAAATGTCTTTTTACTTACATTTGTACCAGTAACAACAGTCGATGCAGAACTCACAACATTATCACTCATCACGATTGATGCGTTCTTGACAGTTCCAGTATTGACTGATATTACATCAGTTTCTTTTGCACCAACACGATAACCTTGAATTACAACAGGTGGTTTATCATCAACATCATTAAATCCAAATAGGTATAAGTGACTTGAAATACCAACTGCTGTGGTTAATCCAACATCAAATGATTGCCAATCAACGTTTACTGGTGTGCCAGTAATTGCTTTTGGTGTGATTATATTACTGATAAATGCAGCGTCATCCTTACTAAATGCAGTTTCTTTAAATCCATCAGATGTTAGAGAAATCTGTCCAAAGTTGGAGTTTGAGTTAGTAACTGATGCATCACTACCAGATTCAGCAGAGAAGTGACGATTAAATCCAATCGCAAACACTGACACAATCTGCATGATTGCATCATTTTTCATTGAAATATGTGCAGTTTTCCAACCAGTTCTATAAACTGCATTGGTATCTAAATGGTAAACCTTATTAACATCTAGTGATGATGATTCTTTAGGAAGTAATGCACCCTTTGCTAGATTTATTGTAATACTTTCAAATTTTCTTGAAGATGGATTATATTTTACAAATGCTCGATCATCTTTCTGTAGTGATACACCAGTGAACTGTGCTACAACGATACTCTTGAATCCAGTTGCTTTTGCACCATCAGCAAGAACACCATTCATACCAAATACAGAACGAAGTGATACGTTAAAGATATATGGTGATGCACCTGTAACTGTATCAGTTTCTATGGTGATAGTTTGATTTGTTGTTGGAGTTGGTGTTGCTGGTAAAGTTGGTGGGACTGATGGTAGTAGATATGTAAACTCATCTTCTGCAAGAATACTTGCTACTTTTGTTGATATATTATACTCTGGCGACGATACACCGTTGATTTTAATTGGTGTACCACTACTAAATCCATGTGGAGTTGATGTTGTGACTGTAACAACAGTCCCCGCTGTGCTACCATCACCAGATTTAATTACGGAAATAGCAATTGGATCTGAAGCAAACGCACCAACAATCTCAAATTCTGGTCTTTGTGCTGCAAAACCATCTGTTGAAGTTGGGAACTTCTGATCAATATCTCTTGTAGATGCAATATTAAATGCATTAGATAATTTACTATAATAGATTTCTAAATCTGTTAGATTGAATCTATCAATTTTATTAACACCATCTGCATACTCAAAACAAGTTAGTTTATGGTGTGAAAAACTTGGTATTGATTGATTATTCGCAGAAAAATCTACAGGATCAGTATAAACTGCCTTACTTTCATCAGCATCAAATATAGAGAACTGCCAGAAATAACAAGTACCAGTAACTCTGAATAATGCAGTTGCAGGTGCTGATAAATCAGTTGGATTTGGAACATATTTTGGTTTTATCTTTGTCTTTCTTAAATCAAGTCCAACAATAGAAGTACCTCTTGGTACTATTACACCACCATTTACACTATTAAACTTATAAAGTATATTATCTTCTTGTGTTAAATCAAAATTAGAATTTAAGGTTAAAGTAAATGTATTTAATGCTCCCTCTACAGATCCACTTGGACTAACTGATTTTGCAACACCACTTTCGTCTTTTATAGCAAAACCTGGTCTATTATCAACTATATGATTGCCTGGAAAAAGTAATATTGTTGTTCTCTCTACCAAATCATTATCATTACCCGCTACATATGAAAATCTAGCAGATTCTATCAGTGCTCTCTGAATAGTTTTGAAGGGTTTTGTTAATGAATTACCTTGATTATCAATTGCGTCTGTTGAATCAAGATCATTTGGATTTACATAAAGGATACGACCCTCTGTATTCTTTATAAAATTCTCTAACTTATTAAGAGGCATCTTTTTATACTACAATTAAATGTGATCGATAGACCATGCATACTAGGTCTATTTAGCTTGTTCATCCTCCCAATCGATATGAATATCGATGTCGTCTGGTAATTCCTCTGGGTTTTCTAAGTCCACATAGAATAAACAAGGATGTAATTCTTCTTCAACGAGATAAGAATAATATTGATACATATCTGCATCATCAAATGTTCGTGACTCATCCGCTTCCTTTATTAAATCTGCATCTCTTAGATGTCCATCAGGTAGTTCATCAAAAGTGAATGGCATACCATTGATAAAGTACATCTTGACTATCATACTACCACCACGAAACCAGCAGCACTTAGTAGATATCTTATACTTCATAATAAAATACTGAATGTTTTATTTATCAGTGGTCAACGCTAATTCTTTGTAAACCACCATACAGGGTTCGAGCATTTGATCACAAACTTCTAAAACCCTCATAAATTCATCAGTGTTTTCACACGCAACTATCTTATGGTCTCCTTTGTCACTTTTTAATTTGAAGGTTCTAGCACAAATGTCTACTTCAACCTCGTAAATGAACTCATCCATAGAAACATTTTTTACTATTATAGCATATGTATGAAAAATGTCAATTAAGGGGTCTTCCATAAATCCAACCATTCACAATATATTTTGGGACTTTCGTTGTATATCCACGATGAACATATGTCCAAGTCGCTGGAAAAAATAGAATACTTCCACACTTAGGTTGAATTTTTGTACCATCAATAAATTCAGTCCACCCTTTATCTTTTTTATCAATTGTATTTAAATACCAAATATATGTAAAAGTTCTAGTCCACCCCAAATGCATACACCAATCATGATGCCAGTGATAATACCCATCAGGTTCATACTTTTGTATTTTATATCCCGTATCTTTGATTTCGTAACTGTGAGATGGATGCAATTTGAACCCTTTATCATCACATTTTTTCTTGGAAATATTTTCTAAATGCATTTCATATTCGTCAAGAGCTATTTCTAGTGCTTTAAATAAAATCTTATCTTCTTCTTGCCAAGTAGGATTATTAGTCACTCCCATGTCCATCGTGATTTTAAGTGATGTATCCACTCTTGGATTATTTTGATCCACCTTACCTTCAATTCGATAAGGATCAATATCAAATTTTTCAATCATCCTGTTACAGAATGACTCAGATAATGAGTTATCTTTAACCCATATCAATTCTTTAAACATTATGTTTTAATAATAAATGTCAGAGCGTAATATGGAGGTCTATTTTCGTGTGATTGACCACTACCCTCATTATCAATATCAATAGTTGTGGTAACATTAGTAGACACATTAATACCTGTTGTGGCATCTTCAATCGCATTATTTCTAACGGAGTTATTAGCACTACCAGTATGCTGATCTCCACCATCATCATGGGTTCCAAAACCTCTTGAGTTGTGTCTATGACCAGGATCACTTACGTTTGAAGTTGCATTTGATGATGCATCTGCGTCATGGTCGTGAGATGGCATTTGTGCTGTTGTTAAAGTTACACTTGCTTCACCACCAGTGTTGCCTTGACTGTAACTATTACCAGCAGCAACAATAAATCTATCTCTTAAATCAGGAACATTTGATCCAACAACTGCTTGTAATGCAGATGTAGTTGCTGATGCACCATTACATAATTGCCAACCTGAAGGTGCACTACTACTTCCATACATTGCAATCGTTCCAACAGGGATGCCAACAGCTCCTGTGATACCAGTCTCTCCTTTTTGACCCTTATCATTTAATTCACCCTTTTGACCTTTCGCACCAACACCAACTTCACCTTTCTGTCCTTTTTCACCCTTTTGACCTTTTACTCCTGCACCACCAGATACTCCTACTTCACCCTTTTG